GTTGGTCTGGAGAATAAGTATAGAGTTCCCCATCTGTGTTAATATATCCAGCTTTATTTATATTTTTTTCTATTTGTTCTTTTGTTAAATCTTTTTTTTCCATATATATTCCATTTTTTGAATTATTTAATGTTAAAACACTTGTATTATATAATAAACAGTTATGTTGTTGTTTGTTTTTATTTTTAGGTTCGTAAAATGAAATGGACTTACATGTATCACTTTGATTACATTCATCTATACATTTTAGTTTACTAACATTTTCCATTTTTTTGTATAAATTAGAATCATTACTTTCTGTTGGAACTTGGTGTTTTTGTTCGTAACGATAATTATTCAACATATATATTGCGTCAGAATTTTGACCGCTGTTTCCAATATGAGCAATTTTGTTATTTCTATTATCAGTGGGACAGACAGTAGTTGTAGATTCAAGAACAAAAATACCTTTTTCATTAAATCTTGCTCTATATAATCCATTTGTAGATGATATAAATTGTCCAACATTCATTCTCTCACCATGTGTCATATAATTTTTAGGATTCCCCGTAGAATCTTTAAGTGTTTCATGTAAAAATTTGTCGTTTTTGATATAGTGATTATTATCTCCCTTTGGTGGTTTCATTAATTCTATATCATTTCCACCAACAGATAATATAACGGATCCATCATTATTTATTAATAATACACTTTGAATCATATTTTCTGGTTTCATATATAGTCCTGTTTTAAGTATGGGTTTTATAGATGATACGTTTTGTATTTTTTTCAAATCATCAAAACCTTCACCTTTTTTAAATAAAATCCATCCAGCTTCATTATTTGAATCTTTAATATATTGATATCCAATACAATCTTCCAAATCATTACATATTGTTTTAATATCTTCGTGACTCTTATCAGCTGTAAGATATTCTTGAAAAATATGAGAATTTTTTTTATCAGTATAAATAGAATTAAATGTATCTCTTATGTAATTTGTAGGAGTAGCAGAAATTACATTATCTAAAAATATTTTATCTGATATGTAAGTAGAAATACCTTCTATCATAGTATCGTCATTTGCTGAATATAAATTAACAGTTTTACTATATTCGGACTGTTCACTTGCTATAAGTGTTCCTGATGAATTATATATTTTTAATGTTCCATCTTCTATTTTCATATAACCACCTTCATTATTAATACTATCTTCTGGGTTCAAACCCATATTTGATCTAATTAATTGAGTATTATATGTAGCAATTTCATGATTTATAAGAGATGCACCATTATTAGAATAATCTTTAATCATTTCTTTATCACCTACATAACAAGCATAATTTAGTTCTCCTGAATTTTTATTTTCTTGTGTTCCAACAGCAAAAAAAGGGTTTTTTGATAATTTTGCAGATTCTTCACAGCTTTTAAAAATATTATTCTTATCTATTTCATCATACATTAAATCAACTTTAAATCGTTCATCAATTCCTGAATTCATACAACCAATATATTTAGATTCTGTTATGTTTTTTCCTGGTTTATCAACATTTCCCACGTATACGTTGCTATTATAGTTCATCCTTTCTAAATCAGTTGAATTTAAAACATTATTCTTAGTAAATGATTTATCAGAAGCGTTTTTTGTTCTTGTATCCTGACTATTTATTTTATTATATTCATTTAACAATTTTTTGGTATTTCTATCTGTATCACTTATCATTATATTATATATATATTTAAAACATTATTGTATACATTTTAAATATAATTATTTACTTGTTAAATATTTGTAAGCAGAAATAGCAGTAACTATGGTTATAATATTTAATACAGCATAAACATAGGATTCTCTTTGGTATTCAAGATGTGTATGTTCCATTTTTCCCTGAAGTTCAACAATTCTCTTTTCTTCTTTGCTTAATTTATCATAATCCAAGGTATTTTTCTTATATCTATCTAATAAAGTACTTATGTTAGAAGACATATATATTAGAATAATATTTATTTCGGTGGTTGTGTATTAAATGTATCTTTTTTACCTAAAAATCCAAAAGTTAATGTTCCAAACATTTCACTCATACTGTCCCATATAGGTTGTCCTGATTTATATAATTTATACGCTTTATATCCTAAAAAGATGGAAATTATAAATAAAAACCAATTAAAAAAATAAAGGTGATTGAAAAACTCCTTTTCATTTTTATTATTTTGTTTGTATGTTTCATTACGGTTTTTTTCTTCCTTAAATTTTATATATTGTTCTTGTGCGCTTGTCATTATATAATATAGATTGATTTTAATTGTAATTATCTTTTATTTATTCATTTAAACAAACTCTATAATATTTTGATGTTATAGCTGTTTTACTTGGTCGTATTATTTCACAAATTTCACCTGGTCTTAATCCAATAATTTGTGCTACAGGATCAAATCTTGATATTTGAGGAAGTTGTGAGTCATTTTTTATATTATATTTAACACATATTGCTTGTTTTTCATCCTTTGACATTACTCTATGTGGTGGAACAAGAGTATGTTTTAAAATATTGAATTGTAATCTGGCAAGAGAAATTACTGTAATATAAATACCTTCGTTACTCCATATTTGCTTAAGAGTAGATAATATGGTAGAATTAGGTTCTTCATTTACTACAATCATAAGAGTATCTTTTTTATCAAGCATTTTTTCTAAGTAAAATAAATCGTCTTTCATACCATCAATTATATCTTTCTTAATAGTTTTACCGGAAGTATGGTAAGAATTAATATACAATTTAGAACTTTTGTCATTTTTTTCAAATAACATGTCAAGTTGTTTATTTGTAATCATAGAGTGTAAATGTTTTTCACTTACAGTTTTATATTCATTAACATCATAACCAAGAGAATACAATATTTCTATAAGTGTTTCTCGTGATTTAAATATTTTCGAAAATTCAACATTATTTTTGGATAATTGTGATGACATTTTATTATATATGATGTATAGTTTTTATATTATTTCAATTTTATTTACAATATTTTTTTAAGAGTAAATTTCCCCCCTTCTAAATCATCGGTGTCTATATCATTACTTTTTTTATCATCATCATTATCATTATCATCATCATCTGGGTCATTATCTAAAGTTCTTAAATCTGGAATGTTAGTTCTATTTATGAATTTTTTCTTTATATTTGATTTATCTTCTTTATCAAAATCATCAGGAATTAATAAGCTGTTTGCGTCAATAATTTGTCCGTCTTCAAGAAATTTATCATATGCCATATCAATTACATCTGTTGTGCTTTCAGGATATTTTTTTTTGTAATATTTAGTGAACATTTCTTCTGCGTTTTGTCCTTTAAATTTAAGTGATGATTCATCTGGTTCGTCTATGCCAAATTCTATACTATCTTCATTTTTAAATGAGTCAGGTGTTGAAGGAGGTCTCCATACTGAACTATCATTTGATCCAGGTTCATATGGTGAAAACCCATCTGGTGTATTACCGCGTGGTGCCCATGGAGGACTATCATCGGGAGCATATGGAGGACTTTCTTGTATATTACTTTCATCATCTGTATCAGCAACGTCTGATTTCTCTACAGCTTCACGTATAATTTTATTTTTATCTCTGTTTTCATAAGCTCCGCGACGTAATTTATAATTAACTGTATTTCCAATATAAACAATATTTTCAGGGTCATAACCACTATCTTCATAAACGTCTTTTGAAAGATTTTTCCATTTGTCACTATATCCTAGAGTTGTTAATTGGTCGATATTGTCTTCAGTTATAATTCGCATTTGAATATTCATACTTTGTAATTCTTGCATTAGAAGTTTAAATGAATATGGAACTTTGACAATACTGAAGGAACGTCCAAATTTTGTAATATTTTTTATTTTCAAATCTTCTTCTATTTCACCATCATATTTTATTGGTCCGTCAACAAATGGACTAAAGAATATATTTTGAGATTCATTATAACATGCTATTGTTCCAGATGTATTACATACAGCCATATAGTAAAGATCTCCTCTTTCAAGCATAGATTCACTTAAAAACTTAGCTGCTCCATGACCAATAACACCATCACGTTCCATTTCACCAATACGAAGACCACCATCATTAGCCCTACCTTTAACCGGTTGTTTTGTAAGAGTCATTTTAGGTCCTTTTGCTCTATAGTTAATTTTATCTTTAACCATATGTTTCAAACGTAAATAATATGTAGGACCAATAAATATTTCACTTTCAAGTTGTTCTCCTGTCATACCATTATATAGAATTTCGTTACCATGTGAATTATATCCATTTTTTTCAAGCATTTCACCAAAAATCTTATGACCATGTTTATCATTACAATATGCTGTTGTATCTCCAAATGTTCCATTTATTGCGCATGCTTTTCCCATAATACATTCAATTAATTGACCAATAGTCATACGAGAAGGAATAGCATGAGGATTTATGATGAGATCCGGTTTCATACCATTTGTTGTAAAAGGCATATCATCTTCATCAATAATAAGACCGATAGTTCCTTTTTGACCCGCACGACTACACATTTTATCACCGATTGCTGGTATTCGTTCTTCTCTAACTCTTACCTTTGCTATTCTAAAACCTTCTTCCTGTGTGCTTACAAATGTTTTATCAACAATTCCATTTTGAGCCTTTTTTGTTGTTATTGAACCATCAACATAAGTATCATTATAATCATCATAACTCGCTTTACCTATGATTACAGTTTTTTCTGTAACTAATGTTTCTTCTTCAATAATACCATTTTCATTTAATTTTTCATAATTATAATTAGGATTCATACCAGTAACATTTTCTTTGTATGGATTTAATATTCTAACATCACTTGAATCTTCACCAACGGTGGAACTTTCTTCTTTTGTTTCATATGTATTATAATATGTAGTTCTAAAAAGTCCTCTATCAACAGCACCTTTATTAATAAGAATTGCATCTTCTACGTTGTATCCGCCATAACAACCAATAGCAACTATAGTATTTACACCATATGGATGTTCTTCTTTATTAAATAGATTCATGTATCGAGATTTTACAAGGGGTGTTTGTCCATAATGTAAAATAATTGATGATTTATCGAATCGATGTTGATAATTAGAATGAAAGTGAGAACAAGCTTGTTTACTTTGACCACATGAAAAAAGGTTTCTGGGTAATTGATTATGTTCTGGGAATATAACAAGATTTCCCATATAACCAAACATGAGTGAATTATGAAGCTCGAGATGACTATAGTTTTTCTGTTTTTCTATTATTTGTTTGTTATGGTGAGCAATTAATAATGATTCTGTTTCGCTTGTATCAACTAAATCTAATATTGAATGATGATTTTCCCATACACTTTCGATTGTTTTTTTACTTCCGTATAATTCTTCTATGTTGTAAAATTTATTATTTTTGAAATTAAATCCATCTTTTTTGAAATCACCACATAACAGTTGTTGCCACGTATAATCATTTATTTTTCTTGAAAAGTCGATTTGTTGATTATTTGTAATATAATAAAGGGGACGACATAAACGACCATAATCTGTAAACATGTATATAGATTTATTTGGAACACTATATGAAACACTTGTATAGATAGGAATAATAGATAATCGTCTACAATTTCTTATTGTTTGAACGTTTTCATATAATTTATCACATACAGCAATCCAACGTCCGTTTACAAAAACTTTTATACGTCCATAAACATCTTTGGGATTCAAATCGTCAATTAATTGAAGTTCAATATTTTCTTTTAACCAATCAATTAAATTATAAGATGAATAACCATTTGTAATATATGAACAAATAGTAAGATGTTTATGTAATCCACAGTTTCCACCATCTGGTGTATCAATTGGATCAATTATACCATATTGAGAACTATGACACAATCTGGGACCAATAACCTTAGCACTTGCATCAAGTGGAAGATTTAACTTTCTTAAATTAGAAATAAAAGAATTATAAGAAAGACGACTTACATCTTGTAAAACTCCCGGTCTTTTTGTATGTGGACTACCACCCCAATTACCTTTAAATGCTTTTTTGATACCGCCTTCCAAAACACGATCTTTTGTATATTTTTGAATGGAAGCATCAAAAATTTCATTTATATTTTCCATAGTGATATCCCCAAGTTCTATTTTTGTTTTATAGTTATAATTTATATCTTTATCAATATTTAAAAATATTTGCTTTTGATACATACTGTAGTATTCATTAAATAAATCATAAATAAGATTACCAGATAGCTCAATACGTTTAAAAGAAAAACTATCTCTGTCTGTTGGTTGTTCTATTTTCATAAACACTTTTAAAAGAGAAAATACCATATGACCAAGATAATATGCCTTTTGTGTATAATTTTGTTCACCAAATTGAGGAAACAAATAATTACTTAAAATTTCAAGGGAATGATATATTCTTTTACCTTTTGTGAATGTTTTCATAAAATTTAATGCGGCATGCTGTGTAAGTATAGAATGTGTATCATGAATACTTGGTATAAAATAATCTAAAAATTGTTCATTTTTCTCAACGTCATGTAAAATAAATTCAAGAATACGTTTATCGCTTACAACTCCAAGTGCTCTAAAAAGTATAAATAAAGGTATCGGTTTTCTAACATTTGGAATTTCTACAACGATTTGATTGTTTGTATGACGTGTATCTGGGCGAACAATATGTATTTTAAATGTTCTTACTGGTTTTGAAGCATCCTCGGATACATTTCTTATAATTGCGCTATGACTATATATAGAGGTTTCAGCATTTTCTTTTATATACATCATGTTATCAGCAAATTTTTCTTGGGGTATAATTACTTTTTCTTTTCCATCAATTATAAAATACCCACCATGGTCATTTTTACATTCTCCAAGTTGAAAACGTAAGTCACGATCAAGACCAGATAACGAACACAGAGATGATTGTAACATAATTGGGATCTTTCCAAGTAATATTTTTGGAAAATTTAATGTATTTTTTATAACATCGCCTTTTTCATCTCTTAATAAAAGTTCAATTGTCATATCATAATATATTGTTATTCCATATGTCATATTTCTAAGGCGTGCTTCATTAGGAAACATAAAATGTGTATTTCCCGCATCATAAATGATAGGTTTTCCATAGTATATTTTTTTTCCATCTTTTCCACCAATATAAATATCACATTCAAATTTATACGCATCACTTTTTTCCATATAAGATTTTCTTACTTTTATTGGATTTCTTTCATTTACTATATTGTAAATACCGTTATTCACAAAAAGATTATATGAGTCTATATGATGTTCAACAAGTGCTTGAGGATTATTTTTAAAATATTTATTTATAATGTTCCATGAGTATTCATCTGTATCATCTGATGACATATATATAGTTAATATAAGTATTTTAATATAATAATATTCTTATATTAATTAACGAGTTTTGTAAATAAATTACATTTTACCGAACATAAAAAGTGCTAAAAGAACAAAAAACAATATGTAAGGTAATAAAAGAAGTAACCACGATATATTTTTATATCCTGCTTTGCATATTAAATGAAGAACCCATGTGAAAAATAATATATACACAAGTTCAATCACAAATACAATCATAGTGCTGGGAACATCACAAGCATAAGTTCCTACACAAAACTTATTGGTGTTACCCATATTTTGAAAAGCAATTAGAGCAAGAGTAACTATGCTAATAATAAAATAAATAGCAGCAGGGGTACACAACTCTTTAATAGTTTTGGGGATCGGTTGTTTAGCCATAATATATATGTATTGTTAGAAAAAAACATATATATTTATTAAATTTAATGATTTCCAAGTTCTTGAACGGTTGGATCGGGGTTTACTGTTTTGGGATCACCAGCTAACATATCCTGATTGTAATTATGTGTGTATTTTAAATGATGATAGAAATTACATGCTTCATATGGTCCAATACAGGATGAACCACCAAACATTTTATTTTTTTTCTTAAAAGTTTTTTTAACGCGTTTTCCACCATTTTTACCTTTTCTTTTATTCTTTTTAATTAATTTATTATTTTTTGTTTTTCTATTTCCAGCAGTTTTATTTGTTTTCTTTTTTAAAGAACGTCCAGGCATATAATATAAATATATTTTATTCTATATCAACGTGTGTCATAAAATGACGTCTGCAGCACACACGAACGAGACCAAGGTCATCCATAACTTTACCTTCAGGTGATTTTTGTGTATGTGCTTTTGTCAAATAAACAACATCATCTGTATCATCACCGTTTTCATTTTTTAATTTTCTAACTTCCTCTAAATAATATCGATATTTATCGGCAAGAACTTTTCCACATGTGAAACATTTAACTGGTATAATCATCTTTTATAATTAGTGTGTAGAGTTTATTTTTAAATCAATTTTAATATGCGATATTTATTTTTTAATTACATCTTTATATTTTATAAAATCTGGTCGTATTCTCTTTTTTAGATTATATTTGTCATATGATGGTCCGATTATTTTTGTTTTATCATCACATAACCACGTTGCAGCAATTGATAAAGAACTTTCGGATATTATAAGTGTTTTTGCGTGTATAAAATCACTTAAAACTTGTAAAACATGTGTGTTTTCATTATGTATTTTTAATCGTTCACATTCATTAAATGGTATTTCACCATTAGTATGTATTATTAATGTAGAATCTTTTTGAGTTTCATAATAATACGTTATAATATTGTAAAGAAGTGATAATTCTGCTTGTCTTTTTGCTGCATCTCCAAGTCTAACATGAATAACAACACTATCTATGTTTTCTTCATATGATGGTTTTGGTAGATTTGGGTTATTTTTTCCAAATATATCTTTTATGATTGGTGAAGCTTTTATTAATTGTTCAGTTGGTTCAAAAAATGCGTTGTCTAAAGAATAAACCTTATTTTTATCAACCTCTTTTGGTATTTTCCATACTTCATGTTTATGCTTACGTTGAAGATTATTAAATGGAGGTTGTGAATAAAAATCAGCAAGTTTTTTCATACAATCATTCATATAAACAATACATGTTTCATCAACATTTTTGTGAGCAAATTTGAAACGCCTGGGAAAATTAAATATATAATTAACTTTTTTTTCTACATGCATTCCAATAATTCCAAAAATTCCTTCGAGTTGGTGTCCAAATCCATCTTCGCCATATTGTATTACATTTGGGGTATTATTTTGATTATCACTAATTTCAACACTCATAAATATAAGATGAAAAACTTTTTAAATATTTAATTATTATTTTAATTAATCATTTAAAAAATTGTGTAGTAGAACATCTTTATTTTTATTTTTCACGTATCCGGATAAAATAGCACTTTCATACATTTTACGGAGAACATCTTCAGGACAAGATGAGCCTGCTTTGAGTAATCCATGTTTTTTAAGATAATTTTTGACATCTTGTATATCTTTATTATGGAGACCTATCTTTTCTTGGATAATCTTTTTTCTTAGGGTGTTTCCCTTAACAAGAACACTTATAGTTCGGTTATGTTTTGATTTTCCTAATTTATATTTTTTACGTTTTGTACGTTTTATTAAATATTTGTTTTTTGGTTTTTTAATAATACCTCTATTGTAGTCAGTATTTATTTTATTATTACTAATTTGTGTTTTTATTTTGTCTAGTTGTTCTTCATTAGGAGGTAATATATTTTTATTAGAAATTGAGCTTAGTTTTTGAGTTTTTTTTAACCAATTTCTATATGTTGGTTTCAATCCATTTTTAAGACATCCATATGGAATATCAGGTATATTCATTTTATTAGATGTTCTTGGTTCTGGTAATTGACCATATTGTGTTTCTTGAATAGGAGGTTGTATATAATGATTATTTTGATTATATTGATTAGGATTATCTTCCGGATAATCTATGTCAACAGGAGCTATATTATAGTTAGGTGTTGGTATATTATTTGTGTAATTATTTGAATTATTATATGGATTTTTTAAACTTTTATTGTGTGTATTTTGTAATATATTTTGTGATGGTTTAAATGTATTAGACAGCTCATTTCTCTGTTTTCTATATTTTACAGGATTATTAGTTAAGTCTTTTAAATAATTCATAGAGTCTTGAAAATCTGATGAAAACTTTCCTATGTCTTCATTTTCGAAATTGTTATTAGAATTAATATTTCTCTCTTTGTGTTGTTTTATTTTTTGTAAAAGGTTTCTTTTCATGATATTTGGTGAAATTAGAGGTGTGGGTCTACTTTTTTTTGTTTTATTAGAACCAGAACGTCGTGTTTTTGACATAGAAAGTAATTCTGGATTAACATTTATTGTTTTACTTGACATATATTGATGGATAATGTGAAGATAAAAATATAATTACTATTACATATTTACAGGTTCCTAAATTATATAAAAAGTTCATTTAAAATATTTCAAATTTATAAAATATAAGCTATAAAATTGAAAAATGGAAAGGAATAGGAAATGAATAGAAATATAGTAAAAATGAATAGACCAAGAAGAATACACCCGGAAGAATTAATTGATCCAATAAATGAAGAAGGGTGGTATTATGAAAAAAGAACAACATGTGAGTGTTGTAATTATAATCAAGGGAATATAACAAAATGTATATATTGTAATATGGCAATATGTGGAGGGTGTTTATCAGATGGGGGTTTTTGTGTAAGATGTGTAAATAATAATAACACACTTGAGGCTTGTGAAGATTGGCTGACACAAAAAAATAAAATAAGATGGATAAAAATAGATACAAATACGGGTGATATAATACCAGTAAAAAAGAGATGGTGGATGTGTTGTTTTTATTAGTTGTTTATTTGAAGAGTTTGTATAGAAAATAGTTGTTATTATATAGATTTGCTACGCAACTGTTATTTTTTGTCTATTTATTTTTACTATATTTCTATTCCTTTCCTATTCCTTTCCATTTTTTAATTTTATAGCTTATATTTTAAATACATTTTTGACATATATTGGTGGATAATGTGAATATAAAAATATAATTACTACATATTTACAGGTTCCTAAATTATATAAAAAAATGATTTAAAATTGAAACTATTAATTCATGAATGGTTCACTATAAAAAAATGACAGAACAATCTTGGTTATCTGAAGAAAATAATACTGATTTTCCATGGAAGATAATTAAATCATACTTTAAAGGTAGTCATCTTGAAAAATTAGTGAGACATCAACTTGAATCTTATAACATGTTTGTTAATTATCAAATACAGAGAACAATTAATATGTTTAATCCGGTTCGTATCGCATCAGAACATAATTATGACCAAGAAACAGGACAAAATTCATTAGAAATATTTATTACATTTTCAAACTTTCAAATATATAGACCACAAATTCATGAAAATAATGGAGCAACCAAACTAATGTTTCCTCACGAATCAAGATTGAGAAATTTTACGTATGCTTCACCGATGACTATTGATATGAATATTAAATATGTTGTAAGAACAGGTGAAAAATTAGAAAATGTTCAGACTTCATATAAGACAATATCTCAAGTTCATATTGGTAAATTGCCTATAATGTTGAAATCAAGTATATGTGTATTAACACAGTATAATTATATGAATTCTAATGTTACAGGTGAATGTAAATATGATACAGGAGGGTATTTTATTATAAATGGTTCCGAAAAAACTGTTCTTGGTCAAGAAAGAGCAGCAGAGAATCGAGTTTATTGTTTTAATATATCAAAAAATAATACAAAATGGACATACATGGCTGAAATAAAATCAGTTCCAGATTTTAAATGTATAAGCCCGAAACAAATTAATATGATGGTATCATCAAAAAATAACGGTTTTGGGTATGGTATTTATATGCAGATACCAAGAATGAAAATACCTATTCCTCTTATTATAGTATTTAGAGCTATGGGAATAATAACAGATAAAGAAATATGTAGTAAAATAATTCTTGATATTGAAGATGATAATAATCAAGAAATGTTGGAATTTCTTAAGGCATCTCTTATTGACGCGAATAATGTTCTTACACAAGAAAGTGCTATTGAATATATTACAGAAAATGTTATTTATACTCCATTCAATATGACACAAGAAGATGGGTATAAAAAGAAACACGAATTTGCTTGTGATATTTTAAATAATGATCTATTTCCACACTGCAGAACAAATATTCAAAAAATATTCTTTATGGGTTACATGGCAAACAAATTAGTTCGTTGTTCCCTGGGAAGAATTCCTCTTGATGATAGAGATTCATATCTTAATAAAAGAATCGACCTTACAGGAACACTTTTAAATAACCTTTTTAGAAATTATTTTAACAAACTTGTAAAGGATATGCAGAAACAAATTATTAGTGAAATAAATACGGGTTCATGGAAATCAACAGATGATTATATAAATATAGTAAACAAAACAAATATATATAAAATAATAAAATCAACAACTATTGAAAATGGATTAAAACGCGCTCTAAGCACAGGTGACTTTGGTATTAAACATTCAGCAAATAATACAAAGGTTGGTGTTGCGCAAGTTCTTAGTAGATTAACTTATGCTTCAAGTCTTAGTCATTCACGTCGTATTAGTACTCCAATTGACAAAAGTGGTAAACTTGTTCCTCCGCGTATGCTTCATAATTCAAGTTGGGGGTATTTATGTCCTGCTGAAACTCCAGAGGGTCAATCAGTTGGTGTAGTTAAAAATTTAAGTTACATGACACATATTACAATTAATTCTGATAGTGAACCAATATATGAATACATTAAAGATAAGGTGATTAAATTTGAAGATATTAATGATAAAGATATGAATAAAAAAGTAAAAGTATTTGTAAATGGAATGTGGATTGGAACTACAAATGACGCTTATAATTTATATATTGATTTAAAAAATAAAAAATACCAAGGCATTATTAATATATATACATCTATCATATTTGATATTAAAATGATGGAAATACGTGTTTGTAATGACGGTGGTCGTTTAACGCGTCCTATCTTAAAAGTTAAAAATAATAAATTATGTATAACAGAAAATATAGTTAATCGATTAAGTAAAGGAGAAATTAACTGGGATGACTTATTTGTTAATTGTAAGATTGATGAAAGTGTTCTTGAATATGTTGACCCTGATGAACAAAATCTTTCGATGATAGCCATGACACATCAAAAATTATCAAATCAATATCAATATAATTATACACACTGTGAACTTCATGCCAGCACAATATTTGGAATTCTTGCTTCATGTATTCCTTTTCCAGAACACAATCAGTCTCCAAGAAATACATATCAGTGTGCCCAATCAAAACAATCTATGGGAGTCTATGTAACAAATTTTGATACAAGAATGGATAAAACCGCATACGTATTAAATTATCCAATGAGACCTCTTGTTGATACACGTCTTATGAACCTTATTCATATAAATAATATTCCATCCGGATGCACAGTTGTTGTTGCTATTATGAGTCATACTGGATATAATCAAGAAGATAGTTTATTATTTAACAAAGGATCTATAGACAGAGGTTTATTTCAAGCAACTATTTATCATACAGAAAAAGATGAAGATAAAAAAGTAAATGGTGATGAAGAAATACGTTGTAAACCAGACGCATCAAAAACAAAAGGAATGAAATTTGCTAACTATAATAAAATAAATAAAGACGGTGTTATTCCTGAAAATACACGAATTGAAAATAGAGATGTTATCATCGCAAAAGTTGTTCCAATTAAGGAAAATAAAAACGACCACATGAAAGTTATTAAATATGAAGATTTCAGTAAAACATTTAGAACCGACCAAGAAACATATGTTGATAAAAATTATATTAATAGAAATGGTGATGGTTATAACTTTGCTAAGGTAAGAACACGAGAAGTGAGAAAACCTGTTATTGGTGACAAATTTAGTAGTCGTCATGGACAAAAGGGAACCATAGGAAATATTATACCAGAAGAAGATATGCCATTTACAAAAAATGGTGTTCGACCTGATATTATTATTAATCCTCATGCTATTCCATCGAGAATGACAATTGGACAATTAAAAGAGACATTATTAGGAAAGGTTCTCATTCAGCTTGGATTATATGGTGACGGAACCAGTTTTGGTGACTTAAGTGTTCAGGATATAGTAAACGAACTTACAAAAGTAGGATTCGAATCATATGGAAATGAACTAATGTATGATGGACTTACTGGAGAACAAATGGAATCAAGTATATTTATCGGTCCTGTATTTTATCAACGTTTAAAACATATGGTTGCTGATAAGCAACATAGTCGTTCTATTGGTCCTATGGTAAATCTAACAAGACAACCAGCTGAGGGAAGGTCTCGTGATGGTGGTCTTAGATTTGGAGAGATGGAAAGAGATTGTATGATTTCACACGGCGCAAGTAGATTTACACGCGGTAGAATATATGATGCATCTGATAAGTTTCAAGTTCATTCATGTAAAAAATGTGGTATGATTGCGTCTTATAACAACGAACTCAATATCCATGTGTGTAAAATGTGTGATAATAGAACTGAATTTGCTTATAACGAAATTCCATATGCTTGTAAATTATTATTCCAAGAATTAATGACTATGAATATAGCACCAAGAATTATATGCGAATAGTTATTCCATATTTATTATATAAATTATCAAATTATTTAGAATATTAACAATTGTAATATCATATTTTTAATTAAAAAATATTATATTGTGTTAGAATATATGGGAAAACCTTCTAATGGACATGTTATGAGTATGGTGCTAACAAGCACCGATAGAAAACAAATTGTTCGTTCATTCAATACAAAAAATTTAGATTCAAGAGTTATTACACCTTTCCGTGCTCTTGAAAACGCAGGAGATCTTTTGGCAAGAAAAAACTATACATGTGGTGGTCCAGACCAAGTATCCAACGTAAGACGTCGTCAATCTAACAGTATGTTTAGAGGATTAGCTAAATCCGATTGTGATGGAACCGGTATTCCAGGAGCAAGCTGTAATCCTAAATACGTATATGATTCATCTGTATATTCACGTCACAAACGTTTAGTATCGTCACAAAAAAATTATGATGACTCATCATATGGTGGTGATAAACATCATGGTTCACAAACTTTTCAACTATAAATATTTTACCACATAAAAATGCTATGTAGTATGATTTACTATTTTTAATTTTATATTTGTCTATATTATAATGAACAAATATTTAGCCGAATTTTTTGGAACACTCTTGTTTGTATATATTATTCTTGCAACTGGTAACCCTATCGCGATCGGTATTGCTCTTGGTTTAGTAATTATGGTAACAGCTCCTATTTCAGGAGGACATGTCAATCCTGCCGTTTCTGTTACTATGGCAATGTTAGGAAAACTTCCACGAAGTGAAATACTTCCATATGTAGCTTCTCAAATCGCCGGAGGTTTATTTGCTCTTGAATTATTTAAGAGTGTTAAAGCATAAATAATTATTACGCGTTAAAATTAAATATATGCATATTGTATTATGAGTACTTTTTCAAACGTAGCAAAATTTTTTGGAGTTATGTCCGCAGGTGGTCGCAAATCTTTGCGAAAAAATAAAAAGAACACAAAGAAAGGTGGTAAATCTATGAAACAAAATAAATCAAAAAAACAAATGAAAAAACAAATGAAAAAACAAAAAAAAGCTGGTAAAAAAACTGCTAAAAAACAAACACGCAAACAACGCAAACAACGCAAGTAAATTAAAATCTATTTTCAATTAAATAATATTACTAAAATCAATATTATTTAATAATTATATTATGTTATTTTTTTATTTTTTTTAAAACAAGTTTATACCCTAAATATGTTGACAATCCAAGTATAGAGTAATAAAATAATTTAGATAATAAATCTTCTGGTGGTAACATACCTTTTTTTCTTTTTTCTTTCTTTGTAACAACCTTTTTATATTCATAAAATGGAGAACTATTTTCAAATGAATCAGGAAATGGATTCAAAGATTCTGCTTTTGTATTTTTCTTTGATATACATGTATTTTCAATTAATGAAAATCCTTCACCACATTTTTTTCTTGTAACAGGATTTCGTGAACTTCCTCCAAAATCACACGCATCCATATTTTCTATATCTTGAATACTTACAAACCTTTTTTCCTTATTTTTTCGATTATCTTTATTAATAGTTTCAAGTTCAACTTCCATACATTCTGGTGTAAGACCTCCTGAAAGAGAATTAACTATAGTTGAAGGGTCTAACGCGTTAGCATTCTCGAGAATACCTGGAATAAGACCTCTAAGTGAATTACTTTTTATACCTAATTGACTTAATATAGGAAGTTTTCCTGATGGCTTATTATTAATATATATAAAACGATCTTCACTATCACCTGTATCAACATTTTTACATGTTGAACCTGTTCTTACAAAAAATTTATTTCCAAGAGGATTTCCTGTTTTAGATGCTTTTGAATTACCAGACGCAAGAAGATCAATATAATTAATAAGTCCAGAAACATTTTTTGTCATTTGACTTAATGTTCCTTTACCAGAAATACCCATATTTCCAGGAGTTTTTATACTTTTTACATAACTATATTCTGATGTTGCTGTTGTTTTATCATCTGACATATATATAATTGTTATTTTATTATAGTAATTAAAATTATAATAAAATTTATATTTATTCCATACTTGGAGCAGATTCAAGAACCTCTGCTTTTGCGTTTTCTGCTTCTGCTTTACTTTCCTCAGCTGAATTTTTCATTTCATCCATTTCTTCCTCTAAATCAATAATTGTTTTTTTCATACTATTAATTTCTTTATCTTGGTTTGAATCTTTATCAATTAATTTCTTATTTGATTTATTAACTTCTTTTTTAATAGATGATTCTATTTGCATTTTTTCAAAATCTTTAAGACCTTCAAGATGTGGTGTAAAAAATACATATTCAATAAGACCATATGCTATTATAATAGTAAAAAAATAGACAAGATATTTTACAATATTTTTCTTAATATGACTAACAAATCCCATATATATATATTGTAGTAATATTATTACTATATTATTATGTATTAATTTATATATATTTTTATAACTTGATATAAAGATATATTTATAAATATTATTATGTATTACAATATTGGATTGTTACTTACTTTTACTTATGTATGTTACTGTAAAGAGTACAAAGCAGTTGATGAATTAAATTTAGAAAATTATATTGGTAAATGGTTTCAAGTTTATCAAGATAGTTTTAATAAATTATTTCAAGGAAATGGAAGATGTTCTACTGCTGAATATTCTATTTTAAATGATAATACTGTTTCGGTATTTAATCAACAAATTAATATGAAAAATGAATATGATAATATAAATGGGTATGCTTATTATAAAAATGGAGATTGTTGTGGTTATTTGACTGTTAAATTAGATGGAACACCCGAAGCACCTTATTGGGTATTAGAATTAGGACCTATTGTTGATGGGTTATATGATTATTCTATTGTTTCTGATAATAAAGCATTATCTTTATTTGTATTAACACGTAATGTTGAACGATTTTATAAACTATATGACGAACAAGTATTATTATCATTACAAAATTTAGGGTTCACTAACTCTGTAAATAGTCCAAAAACTATGAATCAAACAGATTGTATTGTAAATTAAATATTGGTTTAGAATTTTCTAGATTTTAATATTATGTATTAATTTTATTTATATATATCTGGATAATTTGATGGTGATGATTTACAATTTTCATTTATACATGATGTATGAGTTTCACTTTTATTTATATTTAAACCTTCTTTCATTAAATTTGTCATACCTGATATATTATCAACTGAATTAGTTTCTTTATTTTCTTTATTTAATGACGGATATATTGCTGCTTTTAATCTAATATTTTCTCTTGCTGAATTTTCATACAAATGTTGTATCGGTAAAGATAATTCAATATATTTTTCCTTAAACTTTTCTTCATATTCTTCATTTGACAAAGTAACATTATTGTCTTTATCAACTATATTATCATGTATTTTAGAAAGTTCATCTTTATTTGATGTGGAACTTAAAACTTCACTTTTTATATTTTCCCATATACCATCATCATCAATAAAACTCTTACCTGTTGGATTTACATATTCTATATTAGATTCAAATTCTTCTACAATATTAGAACTATTACGACGTGTTGTCTCATAATTAATATATGTATTATTCATCCAGTCTTTTATTTTTAATGCTGAATTTTCTATTGCCTGCTCATATGTTAAACCAGAATTTTTTTTTATATTCTCAATATCCATTCCTTTATTTTCACTTAAAAGAGATTCACTATATAAATATTTTTTTTCTTTCCAATTTTTATCAGAATTTCCACTTGTCCCTTTTATTTTTTCTTTAACCTTATTTTTTAAATCAACATCCCAATTATTACCTTCTCCATAACGTTTTTTGTTAAATTTAGATCCTGCGTCAGCTTTTATTGCATCCATTATAGGATGATAATATTTATTAAAATTATTCTTATCACCACAGTGTCCTGAATATTTGTTATTAGCACAACCTACTTCATTATTAAATTCACCTATTGTTGCGTTTTTCATTATATAATTCCTTCCAAGGTGATTCCAAAAATTAAATTTTATATCTACTGATGGTGTATAATTATCTCTATAACCTTTTGGTAATTCTAAGTTTGGTTTATTTATTCCAACACCATCTTGTAGATATTTTTTACTCTTCCACCATCCCTGTCTTTCTTGTGCTCTTCTTCTACGTTTTCTTTTATGATTCCTACTTAATCCCTCTTTAATTCCATATGATATTTTCATAAATGAATAAAGTAAAATAATCAAAAATATACCAACCAATATATAAATTTTATTCATATATATATTTCATATAAATATTTTCTACGTGTACACCAATGTCAGTAAATCTAAATCATCGATTTCGTTTTTTCAAACAAAATACCAAATGGAAAACATCAAACGATCCCGCATATACAAATGCTAATGTTCCTATGAATGTTTTCTCAGGACAAGGATCAGGAATCTTTGTAGAAAGAAAAGCACAACCTATAAAAAATACGTATAGAAGATCTCTTAATATGTCTAATAGTTATATTTCAGGTTCAAGAGGAACAACCATTAAGGATACAATTGATACTCCAGGAGGTGCTATGGCGTCATCTGTTAATTGTGAAAATGTAGGTTTAGGAGCCATTGTTCAACACAACGGTAAAACAAAAAATATTTCTCAAACACCAGAAACTATGAATCAATGTATGACCGCAGAAAGAAACGCACGTCTTAGACTTAGACATAAAACAATCATACCAATAGCCGCAGGATGTGATAATAAATGCACAAATAAACCATATTTTACTCGTCTTGAGGAACGTAGAAAATATCTTAAACAAGATTTTAAATCAAACTTGAGTGATAATGTATGTTGCTATAGAGATCCATCATGTTATAATTGTTCAGTATCTGGAAAAACACGTTAAATAAATATAAAATATATTTAAATTTCATTTAATTTTAAATATATTACCAAAACTAAAGCAAAATTAAATACAAATACTTTTTTTTAATAATTATAATGTATATATGAGCAAAGAACATTCATTTAGTATTAATATTGTTATTAATTCTATTACATTTAATAATTTCACCGATAGAAGTATTCGTGTTCCATATAAACCAAACCCTATTAAACATTATAGACAAATGGCTTCCATATCATCATCAAAAAGCTCAAAAAATACACATATGATAGGTCATTTAAATGGAATACCTGGTGGTTCATATAATTCAGTTATATCAAATAGTTTAAATGAAATAACAAATGATCACTGTAGTCATCCAAGAATAGTTAATAAAATAATTATACCAAAAACAATTTATACTATGAATATGGATGACCCTAATAAATGTTCAAATAATTGTAATGATCCAGAAAAGATTGCAAGACAACGTGTTAGACAGAGTAATACCACTATAAAAGAAGGATATTTTTCAAGAGGTATTGGATACCTTCAAAATAGAAATAAAACAAATGAACGTAAAATGAACAATTTTTTAGACAGAGAAGAATCTATTAATTTATATGGTAGTTATGACAAGCAAAAATTTTTTTTACGTAATTCACACACATCTGGATCTCTTTCGGGATGTGCTATATCTTATTATAAAACATCAAATACTCAATTCGCATTAAATAGTGGTACAACATCTTCAAACCTCACAGGAAGAAAAAAATATAACGTTGATAACCTTTGTAGAACACGCATACCTAAAAATGATTATTTTTTTGGTATTTCATCATCTGTTGATAGAAAAAGATATAAAAAGAAAATTTGTTGTTTTCCACCTGACCCTAATGAGGTTACATTTGAAAAAATTCAAAGAGTAGTAAACGATATAATGAATGATGTATCTACATTACGAGATATAGTAAATGATAATAATGCTTATGTTATATTAGGTGATGTTGTCAAAATAAATGATGGTGAATATCAAGTTCCTATATTAATAAAAAATATAAATTTATCACAACTTGATGAATTTGAAAGTGTTAATTTATTAAAATTTATGCGAGAAAAATTTACGAATCAAAATATAAATCCTGATTTGGCTGTTCAAATATTGGGTTCAGATAGTATCGATTATAATCAACAATTTAATAGAAATGGAACAAGATTTTATGTAGACCCGAGATCTTTAAGAGTAACTTATTTAAATGATGTTTTAAATAATCCACAGGCTTATATAGAAAAAACAGGTTTTGTTAGAGAATTAAATGATGATGTTACAGTTATAGAAATGGAAATAGACGGTCTTGAAGAGGAATTAACAGGAAATAAATTAGAGGCTTTTAAATTATACTTAGAGAACTTATACTTTTTAAGATATGGAGTAAAATATACTTCTATAGAATTTGTTTAATAATACTGAATACTTATGCAATAAGTGTGTATAAATATTGTGTACAAATATCATATGGTTATTAAACAAAAATTCCGGGTGTTTTTTAACAGTCTATTATTGTTAAATAAACCTCGTATAACACAACCGGAACCGGAACCAGAACCAGAACCAGAACCACCGGAACCCGAACCAGAACCGGAACCCGAACCTGAACCACCTGAACCAGAACCGGAACCTGAACCAGAACCGGAACCTGAACCAGAACCGGAACCTGAACCGGAACCTGAACCACCTGAACCTGAACCCGAACCCGAACCCGAACCGGAACCTGAACCACCTGAACCTGAACCGGAACCTGAACCAGAACCTGAATCTGAACCTGAACCTGAACCGGAACCGGAACCCGAACCTGAGCCGGAACCCGAACCGGAACCTGAGCCAGAACCGGAACCCGAACCGGAACCTGAGCCAGAACCGGAACCTGAGCCTGAGCCAGAACCAGAACCTGAACCGGAACCCGAACCGGAACCTGAGCCAGAACCAGAACCTGAACCTCAACCTGAGCCGGAACCGGAACCGGAACCGGAACCGGAACCGGAACCGGAACCGGAACCCGAACCTGAACCCGAACCGGAACCGGAACCGGAACCGGAACCTGAACCGGAACCCGAACCGGAACCTGAGCCGGAACCCGAACCGGAACCTGAGCCAGAACCGGAACCTGAGCCTGAGCCTGAGCCAGAACCGGAACCTGAGCC